GTGCCATTATCAGGGATTTATCAAATCCCATGTCTACTAAATTACTTAAAATCGGGATAGTATTTAGTGGCACTTCGATATTGTCTGTTTCTCTGTAAAGTTTGTATCTGATGTAACCATATCCATAATGTTCCTTTAACACATACACTGTTTCGTTATGTGTATATTCTGTTATAAATACAACTTCCTGTATTCTTCCCCTGTTATACACATAATCAACCTTATCTGCTCCATAAAACTCAATAATAGGATACATGCTTATACTTTCATCTAAAGATAATTTAAAAGCACCATCACCAAGAATAAGCATTTTAGTTACTGCATCTTTCAATATTTCTTTGAAATTGTTATCCTTGGAAATATCATTCCATTCTCTTTTATCTGATTCCTTATTAAAAGAAATCTGGCTAAAATCATTGATAACTATGTCTGTAAGTCTATCAACAATTATTCCAGGTAAACCTGTATGAATTTTTCTTATTTCTCTACCAACAGTTGACTTTGCAGCCCAAAACTTCACACCATCATCACCACCGGGAATATTCTGATAAAACTGTGTTAATTCATAACTTTCACCACGATACCAAATGATATTCTTTACACAGTTTCCATCATGATCTAATAATTCTCTAATACTAAAGGTCTGTTTTGGAGCATCTTGTATTTTCAAAAAATGTCTTATTCCATCTCTCATTTTATCCATTAACCTCATTCTTTTTTAACTCCTATTTTCTTTCTGTATGGAATCCAGCTGTACTGAACAGAATTGACCATATGATCATTTCCATCTTCCGGTTCCTGGTCCTTTTCTTCTAACCAAGAATACTTCTCTAACTCTTTTATGTATTCCCTACAAGTCTCTACAATATAAAAACTTGGCTGAATGTCTTTATCATCTTTAAAGTTCATCCAACCAAGCTGTAATATAATTCTGTCTATAATTTTCACAGCTTTATATGCAGGATTAAATACATATAAGCACTGCGCATGTTCTCTCTTAAATTTGTTTAACTCTGTAATAGTTGCCGCATCTGCTGAATCAACAAATACGTGCTTTGCAATCCCCCATTCTTTTCTGTTTCTTTCTAAGAAATCATAATAGTTATTTGCAGTATCAGATGGAGCTACAAGAGTGCCTATTTCAGCATTGTTGTAAACTCTTTCATCTAAAAGAATGTATCTTCCTTTGTTGGTAATTCCTGCAAAACTCATTGAAATGGTATCAGGGCTTTTTGTTGAGTAAGCAGTATCTAATCCACTTGTATATATTTCAAACCATTCGGTCTGTTTCTTATCAGCCCTGTTTCTAACAAATACTTTTGCATCAGAAACTGTAATTAGATGATGTTTTCTATCAAATATACTAAATACAAGACCTGTTGCCTTTCCTCTAAGACCTAATATCTTGTTTTTGTACATCTTAGTTCCCACAGGAACTGCATCTATTTTGTCCTGAATATCCTGCTCTGTTAAACTGGCATTATCATAAAAAGTAAAATACCAATGAACCCAACCAACTTTTTCAGGCTCATTTAGTTCTGCCAGCAGTTCTTCCGGATAATCTTTGACATATTTCTTCAAAGGTCTACTGTGGTTGATAAACTCTTTATATACAAGCAAGTCCGGACTATCAGGATTTGACGTAGTCATCATATACTTGCATCTATGTGAGATTTCTCTTAAAAACTCCATATCAGCAGTATTAACTTCATCAATGTACACACAACCTTGCTGTGAACCTAATACCTTTTTCCAACGTGCTTTATTATCATAACCACAGACATATATTATCTTTTCACCATTTGGTGTCTGATACTTAATGTGTGATAGACCAATTCTGCCTTGACCTTTAGGATAATATTCAGCTAGACCATCAAACTGGTCTAAAAGTCCTCTTTCATTGTTGATTACATTCTTTTCAACTGTACCAAGGTCTGCTCCGGCAATAACATGATACTTAATATCACTCTTTGCTACCATAAGCATAAACTTAAATATACCTACTGTAGTTTTTCCTGCTGCAGTAGTTCCCTCAAGGAAATCTCGCTTGGTTTCCGTTAAGATAAACTCTTTAAATTTAGGTGATAATTGTA